GCCAAACCAGCCGCTCGTCGCCGTTCCCAAACTGGTCCTTTGCGATCACCTTGGTTTTGACGGCAACCGGAATGTCGATCTGTACCGTCCGTGATGCCCATCCCCAGTGATACCAGCGGGGGTTGTCCTTGTTCGGCGTGCGGGTCGAGCCGAACTGACGGCTGTTGCTGTACCTGCAGACCACGTTGCAAACGCCCGTGTCCTGCGGCTCAACCGTCACAGCGTCAAGGATCAGGCCCGTCAGTGTGGGATGCTGGCTGTTGATCGTCGGAACGCCGTCAGCGGCCAACGCGGCCTGCGGACTGATCGTTTCCACCACGAAGGTACGGGTAGCGGACCCCTTGTTGTTGAAGTCGATGGACTGGCTGTTTCCGGTCAACCCAAGTTCGTAGGCGGTCAATGCCATTAGTCGTCACCCCCCACGACGATGCGGTTCATGTTGGCCGTTGCGATGGTGGCCGTCGTGCGAAGGTTGCCCGCGAGCTGCACCATCGTTGCGGCTTGATCGGTGTTGAAGGCCCGGTTGGATTCTTCGCGGATTGCACGCAGCGAATCTACCCACGCCTCTTGTGACCGCTTGGCCTGCTTGGTCATTTCGTCGCCAAGTTCCTGCATTGACTTGCGGAAGTCCTCGATCTGGCTGTCGCGTGCTTCTGATTCTTTGTCGAGCGACTTCTGTACAAGGTCGTCATATTCCTCGGATGCCTTCATCCGCGATTGCTGAAGTTCAAGGTACGCCTTGGATTCATCGTCGCGTTCCTTGCGGCGACGAGCGGCCTGCTCATTGTCTCGCAGGCTCTGGGACAACTTGTTGAGCCGCGTGATTTCCTCTTTGAGCTTCTCCGGGTTTGTGCCGGTGAAGAACCCTACGGCACGATCGAGCGGGTTCGTTTCCTGTGCCGTCAGTTCGCCGGACAGCTTGTTGATTTCATCAGAAATCGACTTGATTGATTCGGCCTTCTTGGACAGGTCCAGACTCTCCGCGAACCTGTTGGCCTTCTCTGTGCCGGTTTCCAGTGCGGAAATGACCGATTCGCGGATAGCCCGGCCAAGTGCGTACATGCCCGTTGCGACACCGGCAACAATCGTGAACTTGCCGATGAGCCCCTGAACCTGCCCGACCGTATCTCCAAGGGTCTTGTTGAGTCCCTTCAAGCCGCCTTGCAGCGGAGCCTCGGCACCTACGGCCTTCTCGCCCGCCTGCCCCATCTGCTTCAGTGCTTCAGTCGATGCGGTCGCCGCTACGCCCACCTTCGCAACGTCCGCAGCCGCCTGCGTCGATGCCGCACCAACCTTGCCCGTCGATCCTTCGGCTTCTACCTTGGCCTTCGCAGCGGCAACCGATGCCTCCAGTGGGGAGGTGTCGCCAGTTACCTGAATCTCTACAGACCCGTCTTTGCCGCGAGTCGCCATTGTGCCCCCTTACGCCACAGTGATCGCACCAGCCGCCCGAAGCGTTCCGCTTACCCGCACGACATCATCCATCTTCCACGCGAGGTTCAGCCGCGTCCAGAAGAACGGGCCGGTGTACGTGCGACCAGATGCCACGGTCAGGACGCAGGTGTTATCCGCTGTGCCGTCGCCGTTCAGGTCCCACGCCGGTTTGGTAATCACACCAGATGCCGCCGTCAGTCCGGGGAGAGCCGTTCCCGCCGTCTGCGTCAGGTCGCCGGAGCCCGTGAACGAATACACCAACTGCGACTCGTCGCCAATGCGGACGGTCTGAGTGTAACGCGGGGCCGTGATGAACCCGGTCAACGTGGGATCTGCTACGCCGTCCTCTCCCAGTTTGAACGTCACCGCCGATGCCGATGCCGCTGAACTTGGAAGTGTGGGCGGGGTGGCATTGTCCGCAAGGCACGTGTAGGACCCGCCCCATCGGCCCGTGCCCTTGGGACGGAACGCCCGCCAGTTGCCCACGGCACCCGTTGTAGCGGTCGCGTCGAACTCACCAAACTCGATGTTGATGTTGAACGCGGTCACGTGCTTGACGTACCCGGCTGCGAACGTGATGAGCGAGGTGATGCCAAGCGGGCTTGCGGCACGCGGGTAGATGCCGTTGAAGTCGATGGTTGCCGACCGCAGGCCAGCGTTCATCGTCATGAAGTTCACGGCGGAACCTGTCGGCGTGGTCGCGTCGTATTCGTTGCTCTCGATGTTCAAGGTGGCAACGTCCGCCGCAACGCGGAGCGATGTTCCCAGCAGGTACAGCAGGTCGCCACTTCCCGCCGTGCAAGTCAGGTTGCCAAGTTCAGATGTCAGCGGCCAGTCTGCCATAGGTCAACTCCTTACGGGTTCGCGGCGATTGCCGACACCCTGAATGCCATCTTCATCGTCGCCATTACCACGTTTTCACTCACTATCGTTGCGTCATTGTCCTCAACGATGCACGTACTAGCCACAGCGGAATACCCGTTCGTTGGCAGAACCAGCCGATGCCGGTTAAACCCGTAGGTAGGCACGCGGCCATTCTGCAGCACCGCGTTCCCGTGCAGGCGGTCGAGTGCTGGCAAGAGCGATGTGCCGATGTACGCCGTCTGCGATGATTCATTCAAACGGTCGTAGAGGTTGAAGGTCGCCGTGCAAAGGAACTCGTCGCCCGTGGTCGTGTTCTGCTGCTGCATCGCCACGCTGAAGACCAGGTAGGGTCCGGTGATCGGCGTAGGTGCCGCAAACACGGTATACGCCCCGCCCGTGATGAGATTCCACGCCCCACCGTTGTAGAGCCCGCCCGCGCCAGTATCCGCCTTCATGCGGTCGTAGATCGCTTGGTAGATCGGTGCGAGGATCATGCGGCCCCCTTGCTGAGAACTTCCTTGACAGCCGCTTCGAATGCATCGGTAGCCTTGACGTACAAGGCCGCGTTCTGTTCAGCGGGCCGCATGTACGGGCGTGCCGCGATGGTCACGGACTTTTTCAGGATGAACATCATCTGCGAGCCGATGAGCTTGGTGGCGTTCTTTGACTTGCGGGTCAGATGCTTGACGAGGAACAGCCGCCCGGTCTTCGTGCGGAGGATGTGCATCGGGGTCGCGGAGTTGCGAAGACCGCCAGCCGTTCGCTTCTGGAGCCGCTTGGCTTCCGCGTTCAGAGGAACCGGCAGGAACCCGCCAGACTTCGCCCGGATGGTCCCGCCAAACTCCATCATCGCCGCGTACTTGACCTTTGACGTATGGATGATGCTCTTTCCGTTCTTTGCCGGAAGTGCCGTTACGCTGTTGCGAAGCGTTCCATTCTGCTGGCCCGGAGGCTGGCCGGGAAGCGAGTGTGTACCTACCGCAGTCTTGGGCATGCTGTCCTTGATGAACGCCTCATAGACCAACGCCGCACGGTACACGCCCGTATTGACAGCCCGCTCGAGTTTCGCCTTGAGTCGAGCCGTGTCCACGGTCATTGTCACCTTGCCCACGTTCATCAGTTCAAGTCCCTCGATACTACCAGCTTCTTCAGCACGCCCATGCTGCACATGTCCTGCGGCTTCCCTTCGATGCGGTACACCACGCTATTGATCGAAATCTGATCAGCTGGCGAACAGTCCCACGCGGCCCCGGTTGAATCGGTCGGTGCCAAGAACAGGTCGAACATCTGCGTCGTCGTGTCACGCCCGTACACCAGACCGTCCGCCGCACTTGTCGGCTGCATCGCACATGCAATTTCAATCGGATCGGGTGGCAATGACCCGTACGGGATTCCGCTATTCGCCGTCAGCCATGTCTTGTTGTCCAACGATGCCGTCATCGTCAGCAGGTGCCACGGGGTAGATGCCATTACGCACCCCCCGTCACGTAGCCACGCAGCAGGCTCATGCGGATGTCATCCACCCGCTTCTGATCCGCGAGCGTGTACGAATACTGGCCGATGGTTTCAGACTGTACCGCCATGTCACGCCCACGCCCGTTGTACAGCATGTCCGCCAGCAGGCAGCACGCCTTCTGCAATGCTCCAGGGATGGTCGCGTAGCCGGCGACGTACACCACCGTGAAGTTGTTGAAGCCTTCCTCGAATCGCGGCGACGGCTTGAAGTCGCCACCCTGCCCGAGGTACGTCGCCGAGTACGACGCGAACCGGCTGCGTGCAACGTCGATCCGCGACAGCAGGCCCGAATCAGCATCGACGCGGTACGTGCTGGAGTCCAGTACCACGCTCTGCCCACCCGCGTAGGTCTGCGTCACCGAGGTAATCGACGTAACGGGCCGTTCGCGGAGTTGGATGATCGCATCGTCAGGACCGCTGTAGTATTCCGTCCGTGTCGCAGACTCGAAGCCGTTGGTCCCGTCGCGGCTGCAATAGTCGCGGATGTCGTTCGACACCCAGCCGAGAATCAAGTCGATGAACGTATCGTCCGCCGTTCCGGTGATGCCTCGCCAAGATTTGTAGTCGGTGCGTGAGACAAGGAACGCCACGGGTATCCCCTTAGTTGATGATGCTGACGTAGAGCGGAACGGTGCCGGTGGAAACGTTCGCCGCGGTGGACACAAGCACGATGATCGCCTTGGCCCCACGCAACTGATAGCCCATCGCACTGGTGGCGGGCAGGACCGATGACCACGCAAAGGTTGACCCGTCATTCTCAGCCGATGCCGCCGCCGCCAGCGTGACCGTAAGGCCCGTAGCCGTGAACGAATCGCCATCGATGCGGTGGAACAGCGTTCCGGTTGGGAACACTCCTGACGAGTTGGGGATCTGGTCAGCTCCCAAGATCCGCACGATTGGCGAGGTTGTCACGGTCGCCGCGTAGGCGATGCGTGCCCGGATCATCAGCCGCGTGCCCTGCGTCACGATGCCGGGAATGACGAACG